GTCCAAGGCTTCATGTCATATAGTTTCTCAACTTGCTCTTTTACAAACACTTTTGACTTTATTCCTTTGATTCTTGCTATGCCAAATGCTTTCTTTCGTGCTGTTTGAGCATGTATGCTTTCTACTTTCAATTTATAATGGTTTTCTAAGATATAACCAACAACTGCCTTGTTTTTAACAAGCTTGATTATAACTTGCTGCGAAGTGCCTCCACCAGCAAATCCAAACAAGCTTTCTTCAATCATTATTTTTTCAAAAGTTTGATCTTTTAAAGCAGTTATAATAAGTTCTGCTTTAGCAGCATACTCAATCACATCAGAAATATCAACAAATCCAGCACCAATAATAATCTTATTTTCTGATACAGCCCAACCACATGTTGAACATGATAAATCTAATCCCAATACTTTCATATAACCGTTTTATAAAAACTATATTACAAACGACCACTTGGTGCGTACTTTGTGGTATTAATACCTTTGGTATCAATGTAATTCAAACCGGCGTCTGTGAATTGAGTGATTTTAATTGGTTGCTTGGTTTTGAAATTTGTTTGTGCAAAATCGTTTCCGGTAGCACCAATTGGTGTACCGTTGATAGCATTGGTTGCGGTGTTATCTGTACCTGCGTCCTTGGCACTGCCGCCGCCAACGTTGGCAAGATCTTGATATCTTTTATAAATACCTTCAAGACCTCCGTCGGTTAGTGAATGTCTTTCTACTTTGTCTCTTGGTGTTGTTGAACCTGGATGCATATATGTTTTCTCCTGTTGTTTATTATAAATATAATGTTATGTATCAAAACGGACAATAATATTGACTGGCCAATCAATTAAATTTTTTATAGGACGCCCAAGTTTGCCAACTGCCACAAGTTGATTGTCTTGATATAATCCAATTGTTGTGACACATGGTGACAAAAATGAACCAGTTGCATCATATGATGAACTATATTGATAGCCAATAAATTCTGGATTGACTCTGAATGGATCATTTCCACAATATGGATTTAGATAATCTTCTATATCTTTCACATATCTACGAGCAGAATCTGATGTGAGATATTGTGCCAAAGTACTTGGATTCAATCTCTTCAACACATACAGTGCCAATATATGACCATCATTCATGTTGATATTTCCATCACCGTCAATATCTAATAAACCAGTATCATATAAATTATTTGTTATAAATATATATGCGGTATTGGTGAACGCAGACAGATATGAATATTTTACGCTGGATGCTGTATCATCTTCTTGTTGTAACACATCTTCAGATTCTGTTTGAAGAATATCATTTGCCCACCAACTAAAATCGGTGTTTGTATCTTGTTCCAAAACAATGCCATTATCATCCAACACATAATCTGCATAAAACTTCTTGAGCTTCAAATATCTCATAATAAGATCCACATCTTTATGATCAAATACACCATCTTGATTCACATCAAATGTAAGAGGATTTGGCTGCAATGAAGTTGGGTTGGTACTATAATTAAATTCACCCGGTCTTATTGATACAAGATATTCATGTTCATATATTGTATGAGCACCTTGATAATCCAACGTAAATCCGCGAGAACCCGTTGCTGTCATCACATCATGATACATTGATGATGTGTTGGTGATTGCCAAATGTCCATTCTTATAAAATACATTGCCAATCTTTGGATCGGCTTCATATTTGTTCATGTCATACACAAACACAGAACCGGAATATGATGATGAAAATGAACCAGATTGATTTACTGGATTAATTATCTGTGAATAAGATGCCAGCGATGCAGTATTCACAATTGGTGCTCCGACGCACATAAAATCAGATGCAATAGAAACAGAATATCCATATATGTTGTATGGATGATTTTCTTCTTTGTTTCTTCTCAATTCACCAGCTCTATACCAAGCATCATTTGTGAAATCAAAATTATACAATGTTACTCTACCCAACACAGAATCTAAAGAAGCAGAAGATTCGTAAGAATAATTTTCTAATATATAAGAACCACTGGAATATACCACAGTTCTACCCAAAGTATCTGGCAGAGATGTCACCGCCGCTATTGTGCCATCAATAGACACAGCATGTCCAAAATTATTATTGGTCAAATATTCTCTGTTTCCAAATGTTTTTGTAATCAAATCATATTGCCATGCCAAACAGTCTGAGTTGTATCTGTAAGTGTATAAATAAGCCGCACCAAGAATCATTGCACTTCCTGTATATCCATAATATGGTTTAAAACCTTTATCGGCTTTGCACCCGATAATCAAGTTCTTTCCGCTTATATCCACGCCGTAACCGAACATGTCGGACACAATTGTACCAGACACATCAACAGAATATTCCGGTGCATCAATATCCAAATCGCCATAACCCGAAGTTGCGGTGAATAGTTGATTTTGACTCCAAGATGCAGTTGGACATGCGGATAGAGATGCTGAGTGATAAGAACATGTGAACACAGTCGCGTAGCCTTTGCCGGTTTTGTTTGTTCCCACAACCAATCGGTTTGAATCCAAAGATACGCACCAACCAAAATTGTCACCAGCCGACTGATTGCTAGACGTGATTGTAGTTTCATACACCCACGAATAGTTTCCGGAAACAAATGTTGGTGTGTAACTTTGTGACGCAATATATGAACCTGTTTGTAGCTCTTTGCAAAAATCTTCTTGTGTAACAACCTGCATCCAGACTGAACCCGTGTCAATGTTTTGACACGGATATTCAGAATCCATGTATCTTTTCTTTCTGTACAAATATACCGCACCCTTACTGCCGCTAACACCCGTGGCACCAACAGCAAGAATATCATTGTCTATGGCAACCGAAGTACCAAATCTGTCTTCATCACTCTTTCCTTTTAGAATATTAATTATTCCCCAATTATCTTGACCACCCTTGTATCTGTCGTAAACACACACAAAACCTGGATACATACTGGAAGAACAAACAGACCCCGTTGGAGAACCAACCGCCAAGAAATTGTCTCTTACACACAAAGATGTACCAAACGAGTCTTTAAAATATGAAGATGTATCAGTCAAACTTTGAGTAAATGGAAAATGAATCTTTGCAATTGGGCGATGATGACCCAGTGTTTCATCATACTTGAATAACGCAGCGTGACCAATACGAGAATCAGATAAACTATAAGCATCCATTGATGAACCAACTGCAACATATTTTGACCAACAGCTCACGGATTCACCAAAGTGTTCATTTTCAGGAAAAAATAAATCTTGGTAGCTGCTTGTGTTCAATATAAAGGCAGATCCACTTGGAGTTGGTGAAACATATGTCACTTGAAGCCCCATTGCCATATATTGTTTGGCATTCACATAATCAACATATTGCGTAGTACCATTACTGAATGTTACATAAAATAAACCACTGCCCGTGTCCCACTGTGAAATTGATACACGAGTGTCTCTTATGGCTTGTATCTCCGCCGTTGATGGAAAGTGAGATCCCGTCACATACAAATTGGTATAACTATCATCGTAAATTTTTAGCGTTTGATGGATGTTGGAATCATCCACAATTTTAACTGTATCTGGTATAACCTTTTCACCGTATACATTATGTTTCAATGTTGCAGTAATGATACGATCATGAATTTCACGAACTTCTTCTTTTCCAGTTTTTTGGTCTTGAGTATATGCTTCAACGCCAAATAACTTGATTGGTTCACCCGCATTCTTATAAAACATAGCATCAGTCATGCTGTGTATATTTCTTGAATATTTACCGGAAGAATTTATTGGCTCATTGGCAGAAACATAGTATATGCTACCAGAAGGATAAAAAGGAGTAGAAAGTTTCAGTCCTTCATTCACTTCCATTCTTCCATTATAATAAGTGTTATCACCATATACATTTACACTCGCGGAGTCAATACTTTGCATCGTCCAATGTTTGAACGTGCTAAATGGTCTTACTGTGATGTCTCCCGCAGTGAACTGCTTAATCATATAGACATAAATATTTGTCTACAGCGGGATTTACCCGCTACTCACGTATCAATCTTTATTTTCACCAAACATTCGTTGGTAAAGTCTTTGAGCAGTGGCTGGCTTAACTTAGCAACAGCCACAAGGTCGTTGTTGTCATTATATAAACCAACCGTGGTAATATACACCTTCGGGTTGGTATAAAATTCGGTAAACCTCAACTTACCAATATCTTGAGAATTACTTGGATTATCGTTATCGGATATTACAAATGTTGGATTGTTGCTGTAGTTGTATTCTTGGTTCTTCACTCGAACAAAGAAATGACGAGCGGGAACATGTTCAGTTATCCTAGCTTTCATGCCACTCAATGCTGCACCCTTCTTTATGGCAGTAAATAACACGTTTGACATGCGCGCAAACTGGGTTCCCCACTCATTTGCAGTATTCCAATACAAAGAGTATCCATCAACTTTGCCAATCAGTCCGGAAATCTTTTGCGCGTTTAAAATGATGATACCCAAGTCTGGATACATCAAGCCAATTCCTTGATAGTTTCTTGTGGCAAGCGAACCGGATGCCAAGGTTCCTTGAATCAAGTTGTATCTCTTGCCACCGGATTGTATTCCGGTGTCGGGATTGTCTCTGGAGTCGTCGATTATGGTTACACTGGTCGCAGAACCGCTGACACCAGAACCGCTCAATGTCATTTCAAATTGACCGGGATCTAGCTTGTCTTTGTATTTGGAATTTCTGAAAGAAATTGCATATATATCATCGGCGCTTGTTACCGAACCGGAAATTGAAGAAGTTGCAAACGTGAACGTATCATCGCCTGGTGACAGCAATAAATTTCTGTATTGATTATATATTACCTTGGTTGGAAACAATAAACTGCCTTGTGAAGAATTCACATCAAACGCGGAAGAACCCGACCCAGCATAATGACCATATGCAATTGAAAAATAAATGTCGGAGTTTGATGATCCGGTTGGAGCATCATACACGTTGGTATAATACAATCCATTCAATGGTTCAAAAAGAGAAGAAGATTGTTGAGTTTGACGACTGCTGGTATAAAATGACGATCCGGACGCAGTTGAACCATTTCCCCACACTGTCTCACCGTCACTCCACAATCCAGTAGAAACTGGTTGAGTTCTTCCGGCCACTATGTCTGTTGAATCAAATTGTTTAAAAATCATTGTGGTAAATTATTAAGAGGACGTGGTTCCCTTTACATTCACACTAACCGGTATTGTCACAGAACCGCCGCTTTCATTTCCAATCACAGTGAGCGTTGCATTTAAGGTTTGTGTCAGTGCTGAGTTTGGAACAAAACGGAAACGAAGACCAAGGCTAACTTGAACAGTCGTCGAAGAAACGTCTCCAATGAAGGTTGGAATGGTTGCGGTTGTAACATTCTGAAGTTGTTCACCGATTATTGTACCAGCCGACTTGTTAGACAAAATTGCCGTGTAACCAAGAGTTGTGTTGTAAACTGGGTTGGTGGACGGAATAATGATCACTTCACCCTTATAGTCCTTGTCCACATAAATTGCACTTTGTCCGAGAGAAATGACTGGAATAGAAGTAACGCCGGAAGGAAGAGTGACGAGCTTGTATTTCAACAATTGTGTTTCGTCGGTAAATGCCTCAAATACAGGAGTGTTGCGAATAGCCAAATCATAATAGGCAGAACCTTGTGGATGATTTGGTTGATACAGACGATAATCAATTTCGTCGTCGGACAAGGCATATGACTTGATATTCAATCCACCATTTGCCGCAAGCAGCTCTCTACCTTTCTTTGTCAAGACCGCATCCACTGTTATTATTTCATTATTGATATACGCCATATAGTGTTACTTTCTAAATAAATATATATCTGATTACTTTTTTACCATTTTTATACTGTTTTTGTTTCAATTGGGTCAGAGTTATTCAACAAACCCGTATTTACATCAACAGTAGTTTTTTTATTTTGGCTGTTTTTCTTCCATTTAAACGGTGTATTTGTGTTGTCATATGAGTTTATCTCTTTGATAGAAAACTGCTTTTTACCGTATTTATGGTGATTGTTGAAATATCCATTGAGCAATTGGGCGTTCTGTGGGTAATATTCCATAGAATATGATTTTCTATAATTAATACCAGATGCCAACGATCCAAAGAAGGCACCCTCCGTTCTATATTTGAAGTCTTCGGTAACAGGACCGGTATCCGATGACAAAAATGTGGTATTGTACTTTGCCAAATTTAGCGTGGCGGGAACTCCTCCAAATATGCTTCCGGAAAAGTGATATGTTCCACCGGAATAACCAAAATTTCCGGTATAAATCATTGGATATGCCGAAACATAATCTGCATTTATTAAAATACCGGTTGAAATTATCACACCATTTCCGATTGATCCCCAAACAGACCCAGATACTATCCTTCCATTCAATGAATGTGCGGACGATACGGTGTGTGATATTGACGAACCGGTGGATGCTGGAGTAAAGCTCACGCTTCCGCTGTAGTATATATCTTCATATGAAATTGTTGCGATATATGAAGTTATTTCTGGTAATTTTACCAGATTTATTTTGTAATAAGAAGATGATATTGTCTGCACCGTTCCATTCAAATTGATATTGATTTCTCTATCATTCAACGAAGATGTGTTGGTTGATAGATTATATTTGTTGTATACTTGATATTGTTTTTTTAGTTTGATCACATCCGCTCTGTAATATTCTCCATCGTAGTATGTAATTCCATTGTCTGAATATATTCCAAATCCGTATTGGTCTTCGTCTGTTGGGAAAAATATTTGATTTACGTCACTTAAAATTGATGTTCCTTCATTTTTAGTCACCAAAGTATATTCCAATTTTGGAGATTGTGTTCCAGCAACTTCGCGACGAACTTCTATGTGTGATTCTTTTTGTTGAATTGTTTCTTGTACAATTGGTTTCAACTGAATCTTTGAACGCTCCAATATGGATGGTTCAATCAAAATACCATCAACAAGGTTTGCTCTGGCTGGAACAAGCGACTTTATATATTTGAACATCGCCTTATCAAAGTAGAATCGTACCACGTTCATAAAGAACTGATAGTCTATTGCACCAAATCCTTGGTCGTAGAATATTTGCTTAAACTTTTCAAATCGAGTGTATGAACTTGCATACACATATGACGGATCTCCAATTAGTTCCGATAGAGGATAATTTCCAAAGAATTTGATTATTTCTGTGTTTTGAATTTCGGAGGGAGAAAAGAATATACCAAGTCTATTAGATCCCACCCCAACAAGTTCACTTGATTGCAACGAAGAGCGTTCGGTTGAAGACAAGTTTGATATCAATTCTTGTTCAACATAATTTATTTTATTACTTCCGAACTTACCGGCACCATAATCTGGCAATTTTACCGTCTGCCTTGAATCCTTGCGAGTAAACTGCCACGGAAATGCCGATCCATTTATAGGATCACATTCACTGGTTTGTGTCATAGGAATATTATTTTCTGGGAAGTTTATTGCAACAAACGTTGGAAAGTCACTTCTGAACGACAAATTATTTAAGGTGGTGGAATTTGAAGGTGCATACAATTCCAACGGACGTTCGAACGATATTCTGAGTAGATTATCAGAAATCATATCCACCGGTGAATTTATATCATATGCATTCTGATGCAATGTGTGATTTTCAAAAACAGAATTGCCGACAGGAGATTCCCAAATCTTGATTTCGTCAATATTTCCAAAAAATGCTTCTGGGTCAACATTCAAAGACGCAGTGTTCTGGTTATAATTACCAATATATACATACGAACCAGAACGAAATTGTGTGTTGTAACTACCACTCAAATATTGACTTGCCGTTGCAAAGAATGTAATTCTTGAATCTTCGGCACGTTGAAGATACACATCATACTTGATTGGGTATTGATCAATTTGTGACGGAGTAAAATTGTAAACGGAAAACTCTTGAGATGCGTCATTGCGACGTAGCATGGCATGATATGTGTTGCCATCAAACACCGGTGCCCTGTTTGTCATGATCGTCTTTACGCTTCCGGAGCCATTGTCCAAGCTAAAGAATAGTTTTCCCCAATCTAATCCTTTGTCTCGATACACACCCACCAACCAACTACCTGGACACTCCGCCAGTCTGAACACATGTCCAACATCACTGGTTTTGGTCGTATCAAACGCAAAGTTGAATTCCAATGTTTGAGCACTTCCGGTCCAGTTGACCTTGAAATATTCTGCACTTCCACTGAAATATGGTTCATATTTTACTTCATCGATCACATACTCAGAAGTATCTTGTAGATTGTGTATATTTTTGATTCCACCATACTCTTTTATTTTTATGATATTCTTTGGTATGCCAAAACAACTCAACAATGATGACAATGAAGCTTCTGTGCCCTTAGTCTTGTAGATATATGGCAGGGTGTTTAAAATACGCTTCCAGATTATTTGATTACGTTGTTCTTCGGACAATTGTCTGGCTTGGTTATACAACTCCGAGTCAACATCAAAATCATTTTGATTGAATGAAGACAGCAGCAGTGGAAGATTTTCACTAGAAATCTCCGCTTCCCACCCAAGCGATGCCAACATGTCTTCAACAATGTCCACAGAAATGCCATAATTTGGACTATTGGAATAGTTATTTTTCTCGGTGATTTGTTTGATGGTCAGAGAGAGATTGTCAAAGAAATGACCAACCATGCCAACAAACTTTATATAATCAACATTGGCATCCGATTCTTCCACCATGAATTGAGGAAGATTGTTGATTAAAGAATTCCCATTTCCGCGATCATACAAAGACGCAGAACCAATATGCTCCGTATACCACGCGGGATTGTTGTACAAGAATTTCTCATATCCGTCCATTGAAGTTTCAATGTTGTCTATTTCCGTATTTGCGTCCGTGTTTTGTTTTATATAAAACAGGTCGTCTGGATTTCTATCAAGCTCGGCTGTAAAATATTCCATGTCGCCTTGCAATTTTTCAATCTGGGATTTTTTTGTATCAAATGTTGAAATTCTTAAAGTTGCGGATGAAAAATTAACAAAGTTTCCAAAATTTCTGTAATTTGTGTTATCAACAATGGTGTCAAATGGAACGCTTATCTTGGAAACAATTTCATTGTAGGCACTACCGGTTTGATTTATCAATTGCTCCATTGATAAAGCTTCCGTCGCATTGCCTTGGCTTTCAATCCTAACCAAAAAATTTGGACCCTTCAACGAAATCGTTTGTATATTTGGTTTGGTAAAATAATATAAGTTCTGAACTATTGGAAGAAATCCAAAGTTATTTGTAATCCATAAATCGTCGCCGACTGATATTGACGCTGGCAGAGGATCGCTCAGTTTCAAGACCAACTTATCGTAAAATCTTGGGTCGGAGGCGGAGACCACCTTCTTGTTTAGAATGGAATATTTTCCATCTCCGTCAAAATTTATATAATTCTTGAAATATCCCGACAAATATATGTTGTGCTTTGCTTCTATAACATAAATCTTTGGATAAAAAATGAGATTGTAATAGATATACCCAAGAAATTCTATTATAGAGTTATAATCATCCGGCTTTCTGTTGGTTATTCTGTTGAGTTCTTGATCAACTACGAATCTGAATATGCTATAGTAGTAGTCGCGGACATCTTGGAAATTGGAACCCGATTCATAATTCTCATATAGCCAGTTTTTAAATTGATCATATATTCCCAGAATGTCATTGGTAGAAATTTCACCATTGTTGCGTATATTTCCTTTTCTTACTCCATAGAATATGTCCGTAAGAAGATTTATAACATCAATGTCACTGTCATTTTCAGAATTTCGGGTATTCAATCCGTAATTATACTTAAAACTCGCAACACCGGTTTGATATTGATCTTTGGCGGCGTAATACAAACTATATATAGGAGAGGAAGAAATAGAATCGGTAATATTCTTTGCGATTTCCTTTATCTGAAATTGATAATTTGAAAATACATTAAATTCATCAACCGTATTTGACTGTATTCCCTTTAGTGTTTTTGGAATTACAGCTATCTCGGTTCTTGATGTGGAGATTGTATCTATTATCAACCTTTCATCTGATCCAGATTCTGTTCCAACTAAATTTCTCAACAATTCTATGGAAACCTTGTAATTTCCGTCGGTTATTCCCAACTTATTCAACTCCTTGGCCACATCCAAGAAAAGAGAACTTGTTGAAACGGATACCGATGTATTTGTTGAATCGGATGTCGCTGAAGAACCCGGTGTTGAGGTTATGAGAGGAAAAGTACTGTTAAATTTCTGATATGAATAAGTAACATATTTATTGGCTACATCATAGTATGACTGGGTATTTTTTGTATACGAACCGGATGAAACAACTACAGATGCAGTAATCTGAGATTCATCAAAGTTGAATACAGAAATCTTTATTGCGTCCTTGTCAGATTCCCCGAACGGAAAATTAACATAAGTTTGATCCTCGGTATAAAACTTCAAATCTTTTTCCAAAAAAGTAGAGCCAACATTCAAAGAAGATGTGGATTGGGTTCTATATTTTATATCTACAAGTTTCATAGTTCTTTGAATGTAACATCATATTTTGTTTCTACTTTGGTTGGATCATACACCACATTCTGTAGAGGAATCATTATTGATGATGAATACAACTGACCCTGCACGTTTTGTATAATCAAATTACCGTATGAATCTATATTCAGTGCGATTGATCCGCTTTGATATAGCTTCTGTACGTCATCTTGGTTGTATCCCGTTAGATTTGGATTTGCGTTCATCTAGAAATCTTGAATGCGGTTGGAACGGTGAACGTCATAATAGACCCGCTTTGCTCCGAACGAATTTCCACTTTGAAATATCTTTCTTGAGGAAGGCAAGTTGTATCCAACATAAAATAATTTTCATTTCCATCAAAACTCAACCTGGTGTATTTGTCGTATGGCATCACGGTTTCTTCGCTTTCTGCATCTTTTATAGAATAGAAACTACCCGTTGGAAGATAATATGGAGCCATATAATCAGAAAATTTATTTGTGAATGTCTTGACTGGATAACGTTTTCTGGCGGATACATCCATTCTTAATATAGATCCAAATTTATATTGTTTTGACATGTTTTTCATGTTAACAACCGCATCGCGAATTTGAATTTGATCGGCACTGCCCGTGGTAATTGTTGCATCTTCCCATGCCACATCAATACACGGAGAATATACAGTGTTGGTTTCTTTTGAGAAGAAACGCAACTTACCATAATCTATAGAACTGGACTCATCACTGTGCATCAATATCAAACCATTGTTCCGGATCTGTCCCGTCAACCACGCATTCACGATTGTGGTGACATCCATTCTAACATCCGAAGTTTGATAATCAAAACTTTGATAACAAGTATACGAACCCGTTACATGTGGAATTGGACTTGGAACCGGTGGAATGTATGGAGCGGTTGGGCAATCCGGATAATACACAGACGCGGTTACATACTGAGGATCTGCGTAACCGACACCGTATGCAATTGATCCACTTTGAAGCCACCACGCACCTCCACCAGAACAATCAGTCAAAGAACTGCTATACCAAGTCTTGGAATATCCGTCAGAGAACTTCCAATTTGCACCATCCGACTGGGCTTGTCCATCATACTTGTATCCAGTTCCCATTTCCCACGACTGTGATACCGGATATGCAGCCAGAGTATATTCAACCGGAACTTCTTTGGACTCACACACTTTCAAGTTTAGATAAAACTTTGGATTTACTGGTCTGTATGCATCGTTAGATGCAATTGATTTTGATATCTCGGTCAAATCAAAGTTTAATAACGCCCTTGATAAAACCGATCCCGCTGTGACTTCTCCCGACACAAGTCTATAAGAACTGGACACTATGCGCGAGTCTGTTGACCCCGATGCATAAGAAGCGGACATAGAGCCACTCAATAGTTGTATGCTGGAGCTGGTGTAAGAAATAAGTACAGGAAACGTGGATGTGCTTGAACAACTATCAAAGGAAATCCGCTTTTCCACTTCAAGAATTTCGTCCAACCCCATGTTCTTGAGCATATATGACGGCTCGTTACTGATGGTGGTGTCTTTGGTTGGATATAAAAAGTAATGCATATGCTATGTTCTTTACATTATAAATATACGCCCCAACCAATAAATTTGACCTAAATTAACTCACACGTCCCACAATGTCTTTTGTGGGAAATCTTACTTCAAATATCGAAGGATCAATTGATGGATATACCACTTTGTCCAATGTGGCTTTGGAAATGTCATATTCGTATGGAGAATAATCACCATCTCGCAATGTCAAATTTTTTATTTTCAATAAAGAAACAGATTGTACACCGCCGATCTTGGCAATTTCAAGCTCCAAACGACTGAGATTTATTGGTTGGCAGAACTGAATATTGTTTATATCAAAGAATTGTTGCACCAAAGTTAAACAGTTTGCCAATACTTCACGTTTGTTATAATTTTTATAAGCAATGATGGTGAAGTCCACCCCGATATTTATTATATATCCATCCAATAAATTTACACTGTCTGTTAACATGCGATATTGATTGAGATAGTTCTTGAGATTTTGACGAATTGCCTCGTTGGTATTTATCAAACGCTGATTGGTATCATAACCAAGTAAATATAGATTGATAGCAAATGGATTATTTTGGTTGATATTCTTGCGATTTGTATTTTCCGGTGCAAATGAATTCACAGACAATTGGTTTGGTTGTAGTTGAATATCCGGAGAATCCAAGTTGGTATCCGCTACGGCATATGCTTTGGCAATTGAACCGTATTTTGAAGGCATTGCGTATGTTCTTACAACATAATCTTTTTGGGTCACTGCTCGGCCTTGTGCAGAAAAACTTGATAATGCATTGTTGCGAATTTCATCATTGGTTTCTGAACCGCGACCACCAGAAGCAGGAACTGGGTTGTTTACTTTTACAGAACGTCTAACTAAATTTGTCAACCCCTGATCAAATACCGGCAATTCTGTGATATCTCCAAAGAATTCCACGTTGGTGATGTTCTTGATAGTATTGGCGTTAACATTGCTTTCTAATCCCCCACCGGTTATATAACGAATGGTCAATGTTGTGTTGCTTGGAGCTTGTCCAAATGCTCTGGACGACAGAAAGTTTGCTGGGTCATAGTTTATGCTCTCATTTCTGAATGTGTTTGGCTTTCCAACCGTATATACATTTGGAACAATAATCTCATCGTCGGCAATATTTGTTCCAGAACCAAACTCTATAAATGTTGTATTGTCCGATTCAACGCCCGTAACAAATCGTTTGGATGTTCGAAGATACTTCAACAAGAACGGAACGGTGTCTCTGTGTGAAGAAAGTGACATATCGTTTTTGTATATATTCTCACTTTCAATTGGCACTAAATCCTGTGCAAGATAATCTGTTTCATGCCACCGATTTCCGTCAGAATCATATACATCAAAAACTTCAATGATATTTGTTTCAGAAAGATATATTTTATAAAATGGAGATGGTGCTGATATGCTCACGGTCTTGGTTATCAATTGACCCGAAAATGCTTCAGCGGACTTTTTTAATACATAAAATTCTGGCTGACCAGCAGCGTTGCGTTGATATACAGAAACTTCAAGTGGATCGTTCTGGGTATCTACAGTAAAGTCCACTGGTACACTTGTCAAAAATGAAACGCCAGAATCGCTGGTAGCAGACATACCCGGTTTTATGATTTGAGCATAACTCATATCTGGGACAATGCTACCGTCTTCTGAAATTTTTGATGGCACCAATTGATATACATCAAAATTTGTGACGCTGGGTGCGGTTGGTTTTGACTTGTAGCTCAACGAACGAGCAGAATCAATAATATTTTGACGCTCTTCTGAATTAACCAACATAGATTCTTTGAATTGATAATCTATGTAGTATGATAATACATCACCAACATAAGCCGCCATTTCAATATACATCATTCCCGGTGAAGCATCACTAAAATCCTTGTATGTGTTTGGATAATATGTTTTAGAAAAATCAATCAAAGACTGTTTCAATTGCGAAAAGTCCTTGCTGAGATACTTAATATCTCTTTTTCCCGGTTGAAAAGATTTTGGTGTGTCTAAAATCATATATTATTTGTGTTCATACCAACCTGTAATGTTTGTTGGTCAAAAACTCCAATGGATGGAACGGTGAATACAACAGATACATCCAAGCGATTATAATTATTATCTTTGTTATTCAACACAGATACAGATTGCACATTCACATAACTCATCCATTTGGCAATGTCTCTGCGAATCGTGCTATCAATGATTGGGGTCATGTCATCTGCCATATTCTCAAACAAAACATTCCACAACCCAGAACCAAAATCCGGATTCATTCTGCGTTCTCCCTTTTTTGTTTTTAGCAACAAATTTAAGTTGGATTTTACTTGTTCAATTACACTGATACTTTGGTTAAAATAACCCTGCGGCCCATGCGTGATGGGAAGAACTATACCATAAGTCTGTGTTGTTGTTGCCATTTTTATGCAGGTCTACCAGACTTTGCTTTGGCATCCATCGCTCTCATCAATTTGGAATAGTCTCTGGTCATAGCGTTTGCTACGGCAGCAATATCCTTGTTTTCAGCCAATACTTCTTTTGGCATATTTTTTATGGTGTCTATAACCGAAGGAACGGACGCCGAATTTTCGTCCGGAATTCCTCCGACCGTCTCGTTTAATATTTGGTTGAATATTGGGTTTGATGAAAAGGTTCTTGGTGCTTGTACAGGTGCTTTTTTAAGCGGTGCCTCGAAAGTAACAGAAGAATTCTTTCTTGGCGCGGAGACCTGAACTGGGATTTTTTCTTCCACAATTATCGGTTGAGCCGTAATTCTTTCGGCCAACACTTCCATGAGATATTGAGGAAGAGCATTGTTGATTTCTTCCCGCACAACCGTTCTGACGATTTCTACCAGTTCTTTCTTGTTCATATATATGATTCCTTATATAAATATAATGTGTTTTTGATAATTATCCCGATGGAGGGAAACTGAATGCACTTATTTTATCATTTGTGAATGACGTGGCACCCGAAAGTGTATTGTTTATTGGTGTTGATACCGCCGACAGATTTAGATTGGCAATTCCACCAGAAGTATTTTCTGCCACGGTGCCAGAAACAGCGTCTCCAACTGCACTAGTTGCACTAGATGCTGCATTTTGGATGTTTCCTTGTATTCCTTGAATTTGGTCCTGTATGGAGGATATACCAGTTTCGCCCATAGCTCCGCTTACCGCTTCACCGACTTGGTTTTTTAAATCACCAACCGCCTGATCTACCATATCTTCAACCAGTGACTTCAATATTGCGCCGGGATTTCCCGAAGATAATGCGGAAATTATTGCAATTGCCCCACCCACCATTGCCATGTTTATTTTAAGACCCGGTGCAAATGGAGGCACTATGGTTGTGTATTTTGTAATTTTTTCGGCAATAAACTTTGGTCCAGCACCAAGAAGAATACCAGCTTTATCTAAGCCTGGAAAGCTTGGCATGTTTGGTAAGTTCAAACTCGGAAGTGGCGGCAATGATGCTGCAAAATTTGGAAGCGATGTTGATAATCCGACCGTACCTGCGATACCAGACAGAGAAGTTGGACCTCCAAACGCCGCCGATATACCACCAATCGTAGTTGGAGCCCCAAAACTTCCAATAGCCCCCGACAATGTTTTTGGAACCCCGCCAATTGTTGAAGAAATTCCCGAAACAGATGCAATAGAAGATAAAGAAGAACCGGCACCGATAGATATTGTGGGAGATTTTAACATCGACAAACCGGTGGATGTCACGCTGTTTGTCATAGCCGATAGAGACGTTGGTGGACTGAAAGACACAGTTGGTGCAGAAAATAATGGAATGTCTGGCATATGTTAATCAACTCCCCCAGCAACAAACACTCTACCACTCATGAGCGAACTCAATTGAGAGCGAAGAGCCAGCAAACTGACCTGTGACGCTTGCAGAGATAGCAATTGTTCCGCCCATAAGACCGACGCGGGTGGTAATATAGGAAGTAGGGTTGGACCGGTTTTGGTCAAATGCAAATGGGTCTGTAGGGTCATTAGCACTTGAATTTGTGTATTAACATTTAGTAACATCCAATCGCACATTGAATACATCCACGCCACTGTACTTCTACCCAACAACGCTGGCTCATATGTTTTTCCATGGTCTCCCAAATATATCTTGGGGGAATTTATTGTCGTCGTTTTTAACGCGGTTATCGTCATTCTATCAAAGCAGGATATGGAAATTGAGTCGTCACTCGTCATTCCAATTTTCTTTTTGGAGAAGAAAAACATTTCATTGGCTTTGGAAGAAAATACCAACCTATCGCTGTTTATCACAATCTGATCACCGTCCAGTTTTGGTAAACTAACCAACTTGTTTCCTCGTATTATTGCGTTCGTTGTGGTAGGTTGAAATTTTGAAATAGTTTTTCCAGAAGTAATGTGTACGGAAGATCCATCTTTATTTATATCTTCTTCAGTGTATCCTTTTGAGGTAAATCCTTCTAGATTTTTAATTGGTGCTTGACTATTACGCAAAATAATCTTTGAATTTCCACCACCATCGGCATAATCATCTTTTCCATTATCATTTCCACGATTATCGTCATATGCTCCAAATCTTATAGAAGATCCAAATCTTGATTCCAGTATAGTATCTCCTTCATATCTTTTTAGAGCACGAATCTTTGGATTGAACTTAAAATAGTTTCCCAATACTCCTGTATAATTTTCTCCACCAGAAAAATTCAATGTTGAATTTGGTCCAGTGTATGGTTCTCCGTTGTTGTATTCATCTGTATTTTGATCTACCCAACCAGACACACGCTCAGTTATAAAACTTGCATTGCTATTCACAACCGATTTGAAGTTTAATTTACGAGAATAGAAATAGCTTTCCATATATCTACCAACAATCACCATTTCATTCATCAACGGCCACTCGGTTATACCAGTATTTTCAATTGGATATGCCCAACCAAGTTGTTCTTTATCTTTACCTCTTTCACTGTTCAAGAATCTAAATTTTATTGCACCAATTTGACCATAATCATTTGTTCCAGCAACCGGTTCACTGCCATCTATGTTCGGTGGAAAATCGTTAGCATCCAATTCATCTGTAAATGCTGGATGTTTATCGTCTAATATAATATCCAGCACCACCGCTTCTTCCAATTCAAAGAAATAACTTGTATCAGGTTTGCGTTCAATAACAAACCTTTTTGAAGCAAGCATGTCATCTTGCTTTATGTTGAGGTCACTTCTGCGTTCTGTTTCTGTGTATGACATTATTTGGGTTCTGCTTTTGATTTTTCTGGAGACTTCATTGTTTTGGCGGTTTCTTCTATAGCCGACATGAGTTGCTTTTTTTCTTCCTCAGTCAATATTGTACCACCACCTTCACCATCCGGTCCAACCTTACCAGACATCAATCGTTGAATAATGGCAGCAAGTTTGATTAGTTGCTCATCATTGCGCACAGACACATCAAAATATTCCTTGAGCAACGGAACGATTGTAACAGCGTCATTTACAGTCTTGATCATGTCCTTCAAGTCGGTGATCAATATGTCCAACTGATCTTTCTTTTGTTCTGAGTTATTTATAATATCTTTGCACAAAGAAGCAAAACTTTTTCCCTTGTAAATCTCAAATTCATATGTTTCCATGCCTATAAATAGTTATTGAGTGAGTATTTTCACGTTGGTTGTCAAGCATCAATACCAGTTATTTTTCCGGTGTTATAATATTCCTCTCGTATTTTACGCTGTGGCTCCATGAGCTTATTTATAACTTTGGTGATGTGTTGAGTTTGGCAGTCTGCGATTTCTCGTATATATAGATACAATGCTTTTTTATTGAATATATCAATACGATCAGCATTTCTGAATATTTCAACAACTGCATTTGCAATCTTCAAATCACGATCTTTGGTAAAATACTTGCCCACATTTTGGTCCCAATATTCGACCATGAGTTTGATAAACTCACGTGCTTCACTTTCTTGTTTTTCGTGTTCTGGTTGAACCACAAACTCACCAGAGTCTCCGGTTTGTTCACAAATCTCAACGTGTTTTTTGAAACGACGATATGTTGTATTGTTGTCCAAAATAAACCAATGTTTGGCTACAATACTAAAATAACTGAATGCTTTGCCTTTTCCTTTTTCATATTTGCTCATGTTTGCAACCATATGTGAAATGGCCTGTTTCTGAATATCAAGTGGACTTACATCAGCATAACTAAACTTGAATGTATTATAAATATTTTCGGCTATTTTACCAAAAGCACCTTGTATCTTTTCGTTGTATATTTTATCCTTTTCCCTTGGATCTTCGGTTTCATTATAAGCAACAATTGCCGATTCTGTGTCTGGAGTAAAGTATACATTGGAAATCTTTTTTTCAACTCCTTCAACTGCCTCTTTTTTATTCTTTTTTCCTTTTGGTCTACCACGTGGGCGAGAAATCTTTTCATTTACATGAAACTCTTCAGTATGCACAGTTTGTTTCTTGATTTTATTTTTAGGCTTTTGAGTTTTGACAACTTTTTTTGTTGGTTTAGATTTTTTTGCAATCTTTTTAGATTTGCCGATTTTTTTAATTTTATTCATTTTTATTATTTGAGTGTTTTTAATTTTCTTGGTCCCCGTTTTATCCCTATCATTGATAGGGATTTTCTCAGTTTCCGTTCATCTGTCCATTTTCCTTTTGGCCTGCCGATGAGAGATTTTGATATTTTGATCTTAGATTCTTCGCTCTGTTTAATGCCAATATGTGATTTTGATAATTTATTACAATGTTCCGATGTAAGAGATTTATTGATTCTACCCGCAGACATTCTCGCACGGGCTTCAATTGAAACATGATCGCTTCCAATTTTTTGTTTTGCTCGGGCAATTCTTATTTTTTGTTTTGTTTCTTCCGCGTGTTTTTTACCAAGCATTGGTTTGTGGTCAAATATACCTCCTGCGTTGCAATTGTAGCCATTTTTCAAAGAATTTTTTTCTTTTATCCAAAAAGTTTCTCTTTCATTTAGAATATTACGATCTAATTTGCAAAGTTCTAATATTATTTCTTCAAAATTTTCATATCCATATTTTAATATTGCGCGATATATTTTTGGTTGACCTTTACATCGTAACCCCTTGTAATCAGAAAATCTGTTTTTTATTTCGTTGCATGTTTGCCCAACATACCATTTATTTGTAATTTTATTTTTCAATCCGTATATCCCTATCTTTTTTTGTGTGATATCTCGCGAGATTATTGGCTCGTTCTTTGACGGCGTGTTTCCAATAACTTTGCATTCGTTGTTCGTTGTGTCTTTCACGTTTTTGATCCTTCGTTATATTTAATGGTTTTCTTCCCATATCAATAAATATAAAAAAGTTTAATAAAAATCACAAAAAAATCACAAAAATTTATTTTATTTTTTCGTCAAATTCATTTATAACCCGTTGAATTTCGGAGAAAACAAAACCAACATCGTCATCGTTTGAAAATAATTGTTTGTCATCCACCATCTTGAGTCGCTTTTTAACTTGCACAACCTCACCCCTAAAATATTCAATCCATTCTTCATGTACTTCAATCTTTTTTAGCATGTTGTAGCATGCATATCCCAACGCACATGTTGAGATGAAAAACAAAACCATTAATATTGTTATCCACATAAATTATTCCTCGTCTTCTTCAAGTTCCTCGGCTTCATAACCAAGTTCTTCTTTTAGTATTGTTAGAGCATCTTCAACGGCTGGCCAACTGTGTCGTTCAAGTGCATGTTCAAGCAGTTCTTTTATTTCTTCAAGGTTATCAATGTTTATGTTCATATTATAGAATTTTCCAGCCTTGCTCCACGAGTTCCAAAGCCTTCTTGTATTTTATATATTGAGTTTCTCCGGATTTTTCCACCATAACTTTGTCATTTCTTCCATGTTTCACTTTTTTCTCGACCGTTGGAACAAAACGAATGCCTTCATCAATCATCAACACTCCGTTGGTATGATCTGTTTCATGCTGAATACATATACTTTCTAGCAAGCCCAAGTCCTTGCCCACAGATTCTTGGGTGATGGGGTCTGTATCTGGTCCAAATGAAAGAGGATTGGCATGATTGAGAGTGGACACCGTGACCTTCAGTGAACGAACTGTGTTGGTAAGCTTGCCGGGCAAACTCAAACAACCTTCGGTGAATATTAGTTTTTCTTTACTTGCCTCAATAATTGTTGGGTTGATTAGAATAATAGGCGGATTATCTTTACGAACTCTTACAATTGATACCGCCTTGGGTATTCCTATTTGTATGGCAGAAAGACCAATACCATGTGAAAGTGTATCCAAAGCCTCTATCAATTTTTTGGCTATTTCTTCACCTTCTTGTATTGTTGATACTGGTTCGGTTTTCTTGTGTAGAATATCTTTATTTTTGACAATTTTGTAACTCATATTTTGTGAATGGTCGTATATACAATTCACATATATATGCTAAATGTTTATATTGTCAATATATAATAAACAAAATGTAAAGAATTATTCTTTGTGCATTTTAACTTTGCCACTTGATATGCCATGTGGATTGATTGGTGCCGGTGGCAGCGATGTTCTGAGCGTGCCGTCTGGCGAAATTGATTCTGGTGATACAACAACATCAACCACAACAGATTCATTGACCAAAACATCTTCTGTAACTGCGTCGGACGTTGGTGTTGGTTCTGGTGTGGATGTTGGTGCAGTTGTCGGCGTGGATGTTGATGTCGGTTCTGGCTCTGTCACAATCTTTGGTTGTTGTTTATTTTTTGATTTTTCACCTGTCCCAATCAATGTATTAAACGCCAAAATTAAACATATTGCCAATGGATCAAACACAGCAATAATGGTCCAAATAAAATAATTAACTGCATCGTCCAATGGAATGTTTAGACTTTTAGCAATAAATTTGAATGTGCCCACGTCTGTGTTCACAATTTTTTGCTGTGTATCAGTGTTTTGTGCTCGCAATGTTTGTATATTGTTTTGATATTCAGTTATCTTTTGCTTACTTTGTTCAGTCATTTCACCTTTTTTGGTGTTTAATGTAGCAATCTTTTCGTCTGTTTCTTTGTTGTATGCTGTTATAGATGCAGCAATTTCAGCACTTTCTTTTTCAACATTCTTTATATTTGTATCTATTTCACTTCTTTGAGATTTGCCGCGAGATTCAATTGCTACCACACGATCATTATATTCTTTTACTTGACTAGCATATTGCTGACGAAGTTTTTCTATTCTGTCTTGTGAAGATTTTATTTGAGTATCAATGTCATCACGTTCTTTTTGTTGTGATTGTTTGATTTCTCGCGCTTTGTCCAAGCCACCTTTTTTGAATATGTTTCCACTGCCTTGGTCTATCCATTTTTGTACTTCTTTGTCCAATATCTCAAGTCGTGAATTATACAACTTTATTTGTTCAAGTTCTCTACCAACCTCAGAATCTGTAGATGATTTAGAAAGTTCCAATGCTTGTTTTGCTGATATGATATCAGCCGAAGCATCTTTGTTTGTGTCAGTTGATTTTCTTATAGTTTCTGTTTGCTGACTCTTTTGATTTATAAGCAAAGTACGCTGTTCAATTATTTTCTTTCTGTTGTCTTCAATAGATCGTATTTCTGCTTCATTATAAGTTGATGTCTTCAATGATGCTATCTCTTTATCCATTTCATTGATATTGGTTATATTTGCTTCTATTTGATGTTCATAACCCTGCACAGCGATAGATGTGGCAGTATATCCTGCACTCAAATATCCATATATACCAATTGAGGTTATAAACATAAGAAAAAATGTGGCTATGACCATGTATGTTTTCATCCACAAAGTTATGTCGTTCCATTTTTGTTTGAGAAATGTGGCAGTAATAAGTTTGCCAACTTCCAATGCAGTTCCCATTATTATAATGGATATGCCGCCGCCAACAAACAACAATTTTAGACCAACGATGCTAAAATAAGCACCGCAAGCGGATATAACAATTGCACTCAATAATACTAAAAATGCTAAAAAGGTCATGTTGTATATATAATTTGTATGAATATATAAATATCAACATTGCTGCCCATTGCGATGACTTATTATAAGATTGTATATAAAAACAGCCCCACATTTCTGTGAGGCTGAATTGGGGTGATTGAACTCAATATCACCCTCCACCATCCAATTATTAGAACTGGAACTTTATATAACCTTTAACACTGATATATTGTATGAAAATACATCAATTGTCAACACTTATCTCATAGCAATTTGACTTTTTGTGGCTTTTGTTCTTCAATTTTAATTCTGGGCAATATAATCTTGATTGATCCATTTTGATAATCAACTTTTATTTTGCTTTTATCAATGCCCTCGCCAACAGCAAAAGAACGAACAAAACTTGAACGCTTTATTTCTCTATAAACATAACGAGCATTGCTGCCTGTTTCAGTTGATGCTGGCTTCTTTCCACCACGAATGGTGAGAGTATCGCCTTCTAGTTCAACGCTTACATCTTCTTTGTCCAGTCCAGCAACATCTGCTTCTAGCACAAGTTTATCTATATATTCAACCACATCCACTTTGGGAAAACTAGTTTTTGTATATGAACCTGCATATGGTGTTACTCCGAAGTTATTGAAAACTTCATCAAACAATCTATCGAAAGGGGTGAGAAACTCATCCCTTGTGTATTTAGTTAGTGACATATTTATTGTATCCTTTATTTATATCGGCTTCATTATGAACACCGACATATACACATTATCATGTTTCGTGCCAAATATTGTGTCACACTATCTACCTCGTAATTAATAAAAAATACATATTTTATGTGTATCATTTTGTCACACACATGAGACTATATGTATCAATTGTCAAGACTCTTTTCTCAATGCGCCATCATAATGTTCAAATCTATGGTGATTTGTTGGAGTTAATAACAATAATCCAGAATTGATTTTTCCTTTGACGGTTTGCTGATAACAATGGCTCATTAGAGTTTGTTCAAATGGACGTGCCCATTTTGTTTCCAAATAACATTTATAATTACCATCTCTTGTTAATACAATTGGCCAATTACATAAGTAAATTTCTCCCGACGCATATGGCAATCCTTCGTGCGATTTGATTTCCTTGAATTGTGTTTTTGGTGAATTCGGGTCCAACCCATGTACCGGTAATTTGGGATTGTTTGTCCAATGTTTTTGTCTAAAATCTTGTGGCACATTATACCAACTCCATTGAGTACTATTATCTCCAAAGAATTCGGTGAAATTGAGTTTTAAAAAATCAAAATTTTCTTTTTTAATAATCTCTAAACTTTTTTGGTACAATTTATCGGTGTATCTATTGAATCCATTTTTACAAACTTCTCCTTTTTTCTGGTAAAATGCCATATCATCTTCAAACCAAAAATAACAATCCAAGTCTGTATTGTTAAAGTGTTCTGCAACAAAAATACGGCCACCAACTATACCAATGTTATCTTTTTTAATATGTTCAAATCCATATTGTTCACACAGTTCAACATATCTTGGTGTTGTTGACAAATCAGTTGAATTATCTAATAAATATTTTTTGGGTTTATCAATAAAATCCTTATCATATTCCAACATTGATTTAATTAATGTTTCAAATTGGTTTGGACTATTAAATGTGATAACATAAAGAC